TATTCATAACTTCTCGTCTTAATGGAGAAGAACATTTTTTCCTTTCTACTCTCGTAGGTATATCTTCAATTCCATTACCAGATATATTTATATTCACAGCATTGCCTCGTCTTAACTCACCTTTGTATTTCCATTGTGTTTTCTTAATATGAGTGCTACACATAAAGCCAAGACTTTTAGCAAGAAATACCAAATCACTCGAAAGTCTTGAATGCTCCATTCCTTGTGCAATTGTAATACGCCTTCCATCTGCTGACATACATCCATCAGAGTCAATCATACCAGCAAGAACAGCCAGACGAACTTCTCTTGAATTCACAATATATTCTTGAGGAATATGCTTATTGTTAATCAAGTTATATTTAGCAAGGAGTTTCTTCATAGGTGCTTGACCGCATTTTGAAGTTGAACTGATGCTAAAAGAAATTGGGTAATTTTTAGATTGTTTGAAAGTTGCATCATTGTAATTTCCCCAACCTTGTAAATATTCTAAAATTTCTGGATCTTCATCAGAATTAATAGCAAAATAATATCCAGATTGAAATCCATCTCCTAACCACAAACCGAGAACGTATGGATCAAGTTCAACTTCTTGTTCTTCCCATTGAACACATTCACCCATAAATCCTGTCAATCTTCCTTTAGTAGTTGGAGTTAAACTCATATAATCTTGAATACTAATATCAATAGTATTATTATCTTGAATAGTATTTCTAAATTCTTCCATTAATCTTAAAGCTTGTTGAACTTCTTCTGATTCAGGATTTGGAGGAGTAATAGTAGGACTTCTTCGTTCTTTTTTAGGAATTTCAACATCCTTATGTATTCTTCTGTAATGTCTGTTTAAATTATCTGTAAGAGATATTCCACATTCAGGACAAATAATTTCAGGAGTATAGGCGCTAATACTCTTCATTTGAACTTTATTTTCCTCTTTATTTAACCAAAGCATACTCCAACCTTGTTTAGAACTGTTCCAAAAAATAACTTTGTGATCTGGCATTCTCAAGGTTAGAATATGATTTTCATTAACAATATAAGAGTTTCCACGGTCTTGAGATACTTCATATAGTTTTCCTTCACCTTCAACCTTTCCGATAATATTTCTTGGCGCTCCATCATCTCCAATCAAAACATCTCCGATAGAAAAATCTTCAATCTTTTTAATATTTCCGAAAAAATCAGGCAGAAGTGTGCCTTTCTTCAGGCAAAGTTTTATTCCCAACCCGTTGCGACCTGAAATGATACGCTCTTCTTCGTCATCGTAGTTAGATCCTGTCAAAAGTTGTCCGAAAATCATAGTATGATTGTAGCAGCCTTCTTCCTCATTAAACTCAATAGGAACTATGTCTCCGTCGTTCCAAATGGAAGTTTCTCCTGTTTCTGGGTTGATACGAACCTTAATTTTTGTTTGTTTATTTTCTGTTTTTCTGCTTCTTTCTACATTGTCGATTGCATTAGAAAGGGGCTCAATGAATATTCTGAGAAGAGCTGGAGACGATAAGATCTCTTTCTTAAATATACAGAAACTTCCTTCTTGATCTTCTTGGGCTATAAAATCTTCTTGAAGACGGGGACGAGTTGAACCTACATACATCTCACTTCTGAGAAGAATATGTTCGACGGGGTCTTTCTTCGAATATCTTTTTTGAGTCTTAGTAGTCATTTTGTTTTATTTTGTAAAACAAAACTTTAAAATTCAATTTTATTTTATTGTTTGAGACTATTTTCAGCCCATATGAACATTTTTTGTTTATTTCTGGAGTCGAGAGAACTTAGGAAATTTATTATATTTAAATCACTGTCTAACCATTTAATGTACATATGCTCAGACAAATCTCCGAAAAGTTCATTGCAAACTTCCTTTGAAAAATGACATTGCATAAATATAAATTTATTGAAACTTGAAAACATTATATAAATATATATGATATTCCTTTATAACTTAAAAGGTCTTTTTTATAAGTTATAAAGGAATATGAGAACGATAATTTTTATAACTCATTCTACATTAAGTGAAGACCATGCTAATATGTGTTTCAAAGCTCTTTCAAATTCTAAAGATCCTATTAGTTTTGATAAACTAATAATCTATAATTCACATCAAGAAGAATTTCCGAATGAAGAAGTTCTTTCAATTTACGATTTATATAATATGGAGTTTATCAAAGAGGTTGAGTTTTTTGATTACGATCCTACTACTCCTAAGTGTTTAGGAGGAGATATGAGGGTTATAACAGATTATTGCGTGTCTAATTTTGAAGATACTGATCAAGTTTTACTACTAAAATCAGACTGTATGCTTTCTATAAACTTTCTAAATGAACTAAAGAAACTGGAAGGTAAGAGTGAGTTTATATTTACAGCTCCTCTTATAAATGGAAAGAGATCGAGTACTAATGAAGATATGTTTGAGTATATAAAGCTTCCGTATCCTGTATTATCTTCTGAAGATACGTTCTTTATGGAAGATGAGTGCGGTTCTCAAGAGAACCATTTTAGAGATAGACCAGGAGAGAATCCTGGAAATAGTCACATCAAATGGATATCTTGTACAGTAAAGAGAGACTGGTCTTGTCATTATGTTACAGTTAATTTGTTACCTTTGATAGGTAAAGTAAATCAAGACTGGGGAGGGTGTTCTTTTATTCACTTAAAGGACAAGTGGATTGGAGCATATAAAAGTTTTGTATTACATAAATACCATTGTATAATATCTGAAAATAGAGAAGTTGTTCGCCCTGGAGAGTGGGGGGAGTGGTTGAGAAGTTAGATTTTTATAATTTATAGTGGAAGCAAAACTGTGAATTTAGATTCATCATTAAGTTTATATCCAAGAATTTTGATGTTTTTCTTATAGTTCGGTCCTTGAATTGAATAAGATTTGATATTAGTGGGGCCTCTGAATGCTAATAAAGTAAATTGTACTAAACCTGTTTCTGATACTGTGTTAGAAGGATTGTATCCGTTCTCATACCAAGTTTTAGCAATAGCAATAGCTTTTTTCATTGTTTCAGTGTTTTGAGCGAGGAACAATTTAGTTCCAACATATTTATTTTTGAAGAAGTAAGGGGTATTTCCCATCAATATATCATCGTGTATAACGTAGTTAACCTTTCTTTCTTGTGTCCACTTTTTAACAGAGTCGGCACCTTCTAAAATTACTTGAGATTTATATTGGTCGAAATCAGTGATATCCATGTAAAAATTTTCAATACTGTCTCTCTGGTGATATGTTAGTATTCTCTGGGGATTGCGTATAGCTTCAAGACGTAATACATAAAGTAGTCTCTTTAAAGTTTCTTGAGATTTTACAACTAGTTTTCCATTAGACATAAGACCACTTGTTTCGTTGAATTTTTTAGGAACGTCTCCGTATTTGAAAGAGGGGTTAATTGTGATGTATTGGTTTGCAAATGAGAACATTTGCTCTGGTATAAGTTTTATTATACCAGAGTCTCTTAAAAAAATAGAATATAACCATATCATATATTCAAAAATGTATCTTGCGAGTTTTTTATTTTTGTTGAATATTTCGATTGTTGATGTGTCACTGTCAACATAGTTGAGAGTATTATCATTTAGGGGAACAATTTGTAAAGATGAAGGTACGCTTTCTTCTATTGGAATAGATACTCTTACATTTCCTATTTTTCCTAGTATTTCCTTTATTTTTTTGTCTATGACTATTTTTCCGTCTATTAGCATTCTTACGCTTGCAGCAAATGTCGTTGCAGTATTTACATCAACTTTATAAACAACTTCTTCCATTGTTTCTTGTATAGCAAAAGGTTGTATCGGGGAAGTCATAAGGGATATCAACCTATTTTCGTAATTAACGTTTAACATTCTTACTTTACCATAAGAATCTATTTTTTGGGAAGTGCCTCTTATAGGGAATTCAATTTCTTCGTTTAATCTGTTGAGAGAATATGTTTCTCTCATACTATTATATACTTGGTTAATATTTGTGTATATTAGTTCGTTTTGATTGAATGTATATGTATTATCTTTTGGGTCTGTTTTGTTGGATTTGACTATTAGTTCGCACCGAGGGTATTCTGCTCTATCTGATTCGCTTCCGACGTGTTCATATATGAAAATGCACGGTTTGTTATTTTTTATTTTTTGATATGATTGTACGTGTCTTGGTAATATCATTTCACCATTTTTTATACTATTATCACGATAGAAGATAATTATATTACAGTTGAATATTTCTTCCAAAAGATGTATGAATAATTTTGGATCAAAGTATACTTCTGGATCTTGGATATTAAGTAAAATTTCTTCTGTTGAGTAATCGTACATTTCTTGCTTACACGCAGCTGCTATTTCAGATGGTAATAAGTCGAAGCCAACTTTTTCAGCGGTCTTTATAAATGCTCTTTTTCTAAAATCTGAGAGATAAGCTTCAACCTGTTCTACTGTATCTAATGTTTGAATCGTTTCATCCCCAAGAGCGATCAAAACACAGTTTAAAAAGCTGTGTTTTGTTTTGAACACACCTGTTCTACTAAAGTATGAATATTGTCTATCTGTGTTTATAAAATGGAATAGTCTGTTGATGTTTTTTGGAAGTTTACCGAATGCTTCAAATTCTAAGAATTTATTGCTTACAAACAAGTTTTGTTGAACTTTCTTGTAAGTTTTTTTTTCTTGTGGAATACCGTAATAGTCTCTGAATGCTTCAGCATTATCACCTTCATATTTAGTGTTTGTAGGATCATTAGCATAACAACACGGAAGGAGAGGGTATTTCACATTAGAGTCACTATCTACATTTTTCATGAGACCTGGATAAGGTTTCCCAGGAACTTCACAAATGAATTTTTTTTGTTTTGAAGGATCATCAACAACATCTTGGTCTCTTGGAAAAACCAAGATTCTTTTATTTGCTTTTTTCGCATCATTTTCTTGTTTTTCAGATTTGATAACGGTAGGTCTGCCTGGACATCTTCTTATGAAGTTAGGGGGGAAGACAAAGCCCTTGTCTTCCTCTTGATCTTCTGATATACCATCCATATCATTGACAGCGAAATCAGGGATAAATTCTCTGTATATCTGTACAATTTTGGGATATTCTTCGTAGTACAAGGTCAATAGTTTAGAAAGTATTCTTTGGAACTCTTTAACAGCTTCTTGATTTTTTGAACTCTTTACCTTTACTCTAATGAATTTTTGTCCTAATGGGAATAGACTTGAGTATTTGGTTTCCTTACCTTGTTCTGTTAGTGTCGCTGTTATGGGACCTGTATTTAGGTGATTAAAATGTATGTATAATGAGTTTCTGGATGTTGTGGCTTTTTGTCCTTCATTAACGCTTAACATTTTAGAGAACATTGGATCGTTCATTATTAGATCAGACATAACGTGTTTGTTAAGAGTCGTATTAGGAAAATAGAAAAATCCATTAATATCATATGTTACCAAACTTTTTACTTCTAATTTTTCGATTTTAGGGAATATTTCTAAAATTCTTTTGATAAGCTCTTCTTTACTTAAATTATCTGCTGTTTTGTTAAAATAGAAATTAACAACAATCTCCTTTTCTTCTGTTTCTTCTACAATCATAGTTGAATAATTGTTGATTTTAGGATTAGATATAATATCTATTTCGGGAGAAACCATTAAGATAATATCTTCAGTTGTAATAGACCATTCTTCGTACGGGATAAAATCTTTTAAAATTTTGTAGAAATTATTTATAGATGCGAAAGGTGTATTTGGATTGAGTTTTACATAGTTAAAAATTTCAATAAGAGTACTATTATTTATATTGAGTGTCAATTCGTTTGTATCCTTTTCTAGTTCGAACTGGGTATATGCTAATTCACTAGCATTTTCGATTCTTATAAAATGTTCAACTTGAATTTCAGATTTCCTTTTATTGTCGCGGATACGTTTTACAATATTTGCTTTAATTGATATTTTCTCATCCCAGATCTTCTCTTTAACATTTAAATTTGGAGTAAGATTTAGAGATTCAATTTCTCGCTGTACTTCATCTAACATGATATAAAAAAAAGATTCCATATTTTCTCTCTTCATTACTAAAAATCGGTTCTGTAATTCTTTATTGTAAGAAATGAAAGGTTCTATAATGTCATTAGTTATATCAGAAATTAAAATTTTGTTTTTAAGGTCTTCATATAGAGGGATGAAGTCTATTTCTTTATACTCTTGTATTACCAAAAGCATATCTTCAACGTTTATGTCTATATCTGTTTTGAACTGCTCCATATTAGGGGTGTCATCCGGAAAA